CACAGGTTCAGGACTTCGACATATCACTTATGGATAGCATGATACTGGCTCACTGGGCTTGCCACAACAGCAAGCCGCCTAAAAAGCAGAGAGTAAGTTATTAAGGAGGTCTGTGTGAAGATTCCCAAAAAAGTACGCATAGGGGGCGTGGACTATGAGGTAAAGTATGAGGAACGGCTCAAAGACAACCCCGACATATTTAAATAGCGGTCATAACGACTGCTGTTTTTTTATGCACTTCGACCCGAAATGTCGTTAAACTTGTGCGAATAATCGAGGGCGTTGCCTCGTTAAAAAACGAAAGGAGCGTTACCAATGGCACTTACCAGAGATTTCTTGGAGGGCTTAGGCGTTGAAAAAGATGTGGCCGAAAAAATTATGAAGGAACACGGTAAAGCCGTTCAGGAAGAAAAAAACTACGACACCTTAAAGCAGGATTATGAGCAGCTGAAAGATAAGTTCGGAAAGCTCGAAAAGGCAGACGAAGAAAACGCCACCTTTAAAGCCCAGCTGGCAGAGAAAGAACAGCTTATCAAAGACTATTCGCTCAAAATCCTGAAATATCAGGTAGCTACCGAAAAAGGCATACCATTAGAGCTTGCAACCAGGCTCTCGGGCGACACAGAAGAAGCACTTAAGAAAGACGCCGAAACTCTGGCGTCTTTTGTTTCTGCAGGGGGGAAACAGATTCTTCCCCTTAAGCAGGAAAGCACGCCCAATGACGACCCCTATAAAGAACTTGCATCAAAATTTACTAAGGAGAGTTGATAATTCATGGCATTAGAAAGAGGTAATTTATTTGACCCCAAACTTGTGGGCGACCTTATTAATCAGGTTAAAGGCTTCAGCTCATTAGCTAAGCTCGCCCCGCAGATTCCTATTGCTTTCAACGGCAATAAGGAGTTCACATTCACAATGGACAGGGAAGTCGATGTGGTAGCCGAGTCCGGCGCAAAGTCACACGGCGGCGTTACTGTCGGCGCAAAGACAATCGTACCTATTAAGATAGAGTACGGCGCAAGAGTCTCTGATGAGTTCCTGTATGCCTCCGAAGAGGAGAAGGTAGAGCTCTTAAAGGCTTTTGTCGATGGCTTTGCTAAAAAGGCAGCAAGAGGTTTAGACCTCATGGCTTTCCACGGCGTTAACCCCCGCACAGGTCTTAAATCTGCTGTTATCGGCACAAACTGTTTTGACTCCGCTGTTTCTCAAACAATTCCTTATGTAACAGCAAACCCGACCCCCGATGCCAATATTGCAGCCGCAGTAGCACAGGTTCAGGAAGCAGGCTACGACGCAACCGGCATTGTTATGGCTCCCAGCTTCGCAAGCGCACTCGCTGCTGAGGAAATTAACGGCGTTAAGAAGTACCCGCAGCTTGCGTGGGGCGCAAATCCCGGCAGTCTGAACGGCGTGCCTATTAGCATTAACCGCACTGTTTCAGACATGAGCGGCGAAAGGGGCAGAGCCTATGTCGGTGACTTCGCAAATGCCTTTAAGTGGGGCTATGCTAAGGATATCCCGATGGAGGTTATCCGCTTCGGCAACCCCGACAACGATTCCGATGCTGGCGACCTTGCAGGTCACAATCAGGTTTATATCCGTTGCGAACTCTATCTCGGCTGGGGCATTCTTGACGGTTCTGCTTTCTCCCGTGTTATCGCTGAGGAGCTTGCAGGCCCTCTTACCCTCACAGTAGCAGCCGGTAGCAGCAGACGGCACAACCAAGATTACCGTCACTGAGCAGAAGGGCGCAAACAATTCCTACATGATAAAGACCAACGGAACTGTTCCTCGTAAGGGCACACTCCTTGAAGATGGGGTGGACGGCTGGCGCAATTACACTGAAGACGCAGACATAGTTGCTAACGCTGGCGAGACAATCGCAATCGTCGAAGTTGTGACGGATACTGGCGCTGTTGTCAATGGCGCTGTTACAGACCCGCTCAAAGCAACTAACATTAAATCTTAACCTAACGGGGCTATCTTCGGATAGCCCCTTTCTTTTGAAAGGAGGAGGCTAATGGCTTCATTCGCAACCATTAAAGACATTGTCGACTTGTGGCGACCGTTGACCTCCGAAGAATCATATCGTGCTGAAGCTCTCCTCCCTGTTGTCTCTGACGCTCTGCGTGAGGAGGCGAAGAGAGTAGGAAAAGACCTTGATGTAAAGGCAGAGGACAGCCCAAGTTATCGCAATGTGCTGAAGTCTGTCACCGTTGATATCGTAACTCGCACATTGCTCACTTCAACCGATGACGAGCCTATGGCGCAGACCTCGGAGAGCGCACTCGGCTATTCTTGGTCCGGAACATACCTTGTTCCCGGCGGCGGTCTGTTTATAAAGAACACCGAACTTTCAAGGCTTGGATTAAGGCGGCAGCGATATGGGGTGATTGATTTTTATGGGCAGGATTAAGGGTATAACAGTCACTCTAATTAGCAAAAAGGAAGTAGGCAGAGACCCATTCAACAAACCAATCTATGAAGATGTAGAGATAGAAGTTGACAACGTATTAGTCAGTCCTACATCAACAGATGATGTGGTAAATACCATGAATCTAACAGGCAGGAAAGCAGTATACACCTTAGCAATCCCTAAAGGCGACACTAATACTTGGGAAAATCAAGAGGTTAGATTTTTCGGTGAACGGTGGCAAGTTTTAGGCATTCCGCTTGAAGGCATTGAACATCTTATCCCGCTTGACTGGAACAAGAAAGTGACGGTGGCGAGATTTGAGTAAAATAAAAATCACACTTAACCGTGAAGCCGTGCGGGACTTGCTTAAGGGTGAGGAAATGAAGGCTATCTTGCAAGAGAGAGCCACAGAGATCCGCAACCGATGCGGCGACGGCTATGAGCAAGACTTTTATGTCGGAAAAAACCGAGGCAACGCAATGGTATGGGCGGCGACCTCTGCCGCAAGGAAGGACAACCTTGCAAACAATACGATTCTGAAGGCGGTGAAGGGATGATAGAGGTAACAATACTGAATTACTTGCTTTTAGCCCTCCCTGTCGATGTTGCCCTTGAAAAGCCCGATCCCGCACCGAAATCCTATGTTCTTTTTGAAAAAACGGGCAGTAGTGAATTTAATCACACCTACAGCTCGACCTTCGCTTTTCAGTCCTATGCCCCTTCACTTTGCGAGGCAGCGGCACTTAATGATTTTGTCAAAGACGCAGTTAGGGACATGGTTGAACTCGACGAAATAGTCAGTGTCAGTCTAAACACTGATTATAACTTCACAGACCCGACAACAAAGCAATATCGCTATCAGGCGGTATTTGATATCAAACACTATTAAGGAGTGATAAATTTGACAAATAAAGTAACTCAGGCAAAGCCTAAAGTCGGCGGTGCTGTATTCGTAGCTCCCGTCGGAGTAACATTGCCGACCGACGCTGTAACGGCGCTTGACCCCGCTTTTGAGGCTCTCGGGTATATATCCGAAGATGGACTTACCAACGCTAACAGCCCTGAGCATGAGGAAATAAAGGCATGGGGCGGTGACATAGTTCTTACCCCGCAGTCCGGCAAGCCTGATACCTTCGCTTTTAAACTGATTGAGGCTCTTAATCTCTATGTCCTTAAGTTTGTCTACGGTGAGCAGAATGTCGCTGGCACATTGGCGACAGGCATCGAGGTTGAGGCTAAAGCAAGTGAATCACCGCAGAGAACTCTTGTCGTTGACATGATTCTTAAGGGCGGCGCTCTTAAGAGAATCGTCGTACCCTGTGGACAGATTACCGAAGTGGGCGAAATCGTCTACTCTGATGCTGACGCAGTGGGCTATGAGATAACCTTCACCGCATTCCCCGACGAGACAGAGACTACTCACTATGAGTACATACTCCAGACAACTGATGTAGACACTCTAACACTGACCCTTGAACCCGGCACTGCTATA